AAAGCAAAATCGTAGCAGTAATAGTAAGTACAATGATAACATATGGTTTAGCAGCTATGGATGAGTGGGATTATATAAATTATAATCTTGCCGATGCTCAGCATCATTTTGAACTTATGGAATTCTACAATGATGTGCTTAACAAAGCATAGAAAATATACTTTGCTTAAAACGCACAAATACCCAAATCAACCCATATTTTGCACGTTCTGCGAACGTATGTTTAATCAGACAGGGATTTATTATGAAAATAGATAAAGTGTACTATGCTTAAAACAGGAAAATAAGCACGAAAATGAAAATAGACCTGACTAAAGAAGAGTGGGCGTATATTTTGCTTTTATTGCGATGGAGTACATACGATAAATATGCTTTAAAAGCATCTCCTTGGTTAATACCTAAAAAATTTGACAAACTTTTAGAAAAATTTAGTTCAAAATGGAAAAAAGATGAACATAAAATTGACAAGAGGTGAATGGGAGTATTTGAAAAAATGTTTAATAAAATATTTAAGTAATTTGCTTCCCCAAGAAACTCAATATGGCGATATTGTAAAAACTCAAGCTTTTCAAATTAATAAAAAACTCGGCAACGAATGGATAGAAGATGAACATAAAATTGACTAAAGAAGAGTGGGAGTTTTTAATCGAAACTATTGTTAAAATTTCAAATTTTTATCGGTTTTGTGATACTACACCATGTAATTATACAGAAAATTGTAATAAATTATTAGAAAAACTTGGCAGCGAATGGAGAGATGAATCTATTTTAAAATTATCAAAAATTAATAATGATATGAAGTTCTTTATCGATGATAAAGAGGTTTCAATAAATCAAATTAGAGGTAAATTTTTCTCAAAAGTAATTGTTGATGAAGAAATTGGCGGCGAATGGGGTGATGATGATAAAATTCATTAAAGAATATTTATTTTTATGGAAGCAATATAGAAAGCAAAAAAGAATATGCTCAGCTATTGATAATGCACAGAAACATGCTTTGCTTTCCCTTGCTTATTGGAAAGATTGCGAGAAAGAATGTGGCTTGCTTTTTCAAATAGAAAAATCGAACATTTATGTTAGATTAGGAAAAGGAAAAGTAATTGATGATCAATGAGGAAAATGAAGAATTAAAAAAAATATGTCGTCAAATGGCATATGGTGATGATTCAAAAGAAACTTTTCACAAATATGTAATATTGATGGGATTAAATTTGAGTCAAGAAGAAGAAGAGATTTTGAGGGAAGAAACGTTTGATTAATGATTGCAAAGGCCTTTTCGGAAAGTTATTCGGGCATAAGTTTGAGAAATATGAAATAGAAAGTAAAAGCTTGCTTCATAATATTTCAGGAAATTTTACTAATGAAGCAATGGAAACTCTTTTAAAAGGAACAAAAGAAATTAAGTTTGAAATCAGATGCAAGCGATGCGGGTGCAAGGCAAATGAATGATGAAATCACCAATCTCTCACCAAAATCTAACGAATTGGTATTTATACCTGAAATCAAGAATAAGCATATATAACTATAAATAAGTTATGAAAGAAAAGATTGACAAATTCATTCAATATTTCACAACAATAACGAAAGAACAAGCTGATTTTATGGAAGAAATCATTAAATGGGATGACGAAACAAGAGCAGCCTTTATGTTTGCTAAAAGAATTTTTGAGGAAAATGACGATGAGCGGTGAATGCAAATCTTGTGGCGAACATTGCCTAGATTGTAAATGCAAAAGGATTAATATGAAAAATATACCAGAAATGTCTAAAGAAATATTTGTTTCATCTTTAGAAATGCTACAAAAATATGAGGTTGGTACACCAGAATTTGAATTCGCTTTTCAAATGATCACAGTATATAAAATTTACATGGATTCCAAGGCTGGAAGAATTGTTAGAGTTAAAGATGATATTGACAATTTAAATAAATAGGTTATAAATAGTCTAAAAAGGATTATTATGACTTGCGCGCCTTCTCATTTTATGCCTGAAAGAGATCCACGTGGAAGACCAAAATCTGATATTGATTGGGCTTATGTCGATTCATTATTGGAAGCTGGTTGTTCAGGTACTGAAATTGCTGCGCGTATAGGAATTAAACCTACAAATCTATATGATAGATGCTGGACTGATAAACAAATACTTTTTTCTGAATATTCTCAAGAAAAACAATCAAAAGGCGATTCTTTATTAAAAGAAATACAATTTCAAAAGGCTTTATCTGGAGATAATACTCTTTTAATATGGTTAGGTAAAACTAGATTAAAACAAACTGATCCCTCGTTATCAAATGGCAACAATTCTCAAAAAATCATCGTAGAGGTAAAAGGAAATGGCCTTGCAAGTGGAATTGACGTTTCAACCTCGACCATATCAAATACCGATAATCAAGGCTCTAAATAGCGGCACAAAGCGTGCTGTATGGACAGTTCATCGTAGAGGGGGGAAAGACGTTACCGCATTCAATTGGGCAATATTCCAATTAATGTTAAATCCAGGATGGACTGCCTTTCACATTCTGCCAACATACTCACAAGCTAAAAAAGTTATCTGGGACTCTTCTACAAATGACGGTCAGCGCATTCTTGATTATATTCCTAAAGAATGCATCGAATCCAAAAACGGCCACGAAATGAAAATAAGGTTAACTAATGGTAGCTTATATCAGCTTATTGGTTCTGATAATATCGATAGTCTCGTTGGTAGCAATCCCAAAATTATCATTTTTTCAGAATATGCTATCCAATCTCCTGCTGCGTGGGATTATTTGCGTCCTATTCTTGATGTCAATCGCGGTTACGCTATTTTTATTAGTACTCCACGCGGTAAAAATCATTTTTATGATTTAATGACAATGGCTAAGCGTTCGCCTGGTTGGTTCTGCGAAGTATTGCCTATTAGCGCAACTGGCGTTCTAAATGAAGATGACATCCAAAAGATGCGCGACGAAGGGGTATCAGAAGAACATATTCAGCAAGAATTTTATTGTAGCTTTAATCGAGGTGTAGAAGGATCATATTATGGACGACTTATCGAAAGAGCGCGATCTGATTCAAGAATTTGTAACGTCCCATATGAAACAAGATCACCTGTACATACAGCATGGGATATTGGATATGGAGACTCTACGTCAATTACTTTTTGGCAAGAAATTGGCGGAGAGCTTAGAATCATTGACTTCTATGAAGCCCAAGGAGAAGGAATAGCGCATTATGCAAAGCTTATACAAAGCAAACCCTATGTATACGGCACTCATTATATGCCTCATGATGCCGGATCTGGTTCTATTCAAACTGGGCGTACATTACAAGACGTTGCGTATGAGCAGGGAATTAAGACAACTATTTTGGAAAGAGAAACTGACGTCTCGGTGGGTATTGAAGCCACAAGATCTATGCTTAGCACCGTATTTATCGACGAAAAAAAATGTAGCCATTTAATCAAATGTCTGGAAAACTATCACAAAAAATATAACGAAAAACTAAATGTATATTCCGAAAATCCCGTCCATGATATGTGGTCGCATGGGGCCGATAGTGTCCGTTACATGGCAAACGCTCGTATTCAATATGGACGTGGTCCAGGCTCTATGTCACCTGAAAAATTAATGCAACTAAAATCACAAGCTGGTTACGGTCCAAAAACATCACCTCAAAAAGGTATTCAAAAACAATTTTTTGGAAGATAATAGTTGTAGATTTACGTTTATGTATGTTATTATATCCCTAATCACGAGGATATGATGAAAATTTGTTGTGAATGTGGTATAGAATTTCATGAGAAAAAATCTTATCAAAAGTTTTGTGGAAAGAAATGTTGTGCTAGGTTTCATTCTATAAATCAAGATAAGGAAGTAAAAATAGGAACACATCAAAGAATAAAAGAATGTTCCTATTGTAAAAAATCATTTAACATAGATCGCAGAAGAAAATTTTGTTCATTTCAATGTAAAACAAAAGGAACAAATCAAAGAATTTTACATGAAAGATCTATTAATCCTGACAGAAGAAAAATTCTAGATGAAATTTGTATTAAGGAACGTAAGAGAAAAGGTATAGATTTAACAAAACCTATTCGTAATCCGAATCCTAAAGGTTCTGGACATATTAATAAAAGGGGATATAAGATCATCAAGCGACATGGGCATCCAAATGCGCATGTAAAAGGTTCTATAGGTGAACATATATGGGTTATGAGTGAATTTTTAGGACGCGCATTGTTTGAAAAGGAAAATGTTCATCATATTAATGGCATTCGACATGATAATCGCATAGAAAATCTCGAATTATGGACTACTCATCAACCTTCTGGGCAATGCGTAGAAGATAAAATAAATTGGTGCAAAGAATTTCTTACACAATATGGATACAAAATAGATAAATGAACATCTCAAAAGATCTGCTGCATGAAATCCAATCGTACTATATAATCTACAAAACTCTGTCGATCCCTTTCATGATGCGGAAGTGGAAACTAAGCTGGCAGATTGCAAGTGAGATTGCTAAATACTTAAAGATTAATTAAATTTTTATTTAACTGGGAAGGTTTTAAGTGCTTGCTCCTTTAAAAGCATTCCCGTGCTAATGGATTTAAATCCTATGCCGCTGAGTATAATTACGGGTATCATTAGCCCCAGTTAAATATTTGAAGGTAAAATGAAAGTCTTAATTGGATGCGAATTTTCTGGAATAGTTCGAGAGGCTTTCAAATATAGAGGCCATGATGCTTGGTCATGCGATTTATTACCAACTGAGATTCCAGGCCAGCATTTACAATGCGATTTGCTTGATATTTTAAATGATAATTGGGATTTGGCTATATTTCATCCTCCATGTACTCATTTAGCTGTAAGCGGTTCTAGATGGTTTATAAATAAAGCTAAAGAACAACAAGAAGCTCTAGGATTTGTTAAATTACTCATGGATTGTAATATCCCAAAAATAGCTCTAGAAAATCCAGTAAGCATTATAAGTACTCGAATTCGTAAACCCGACCAAATTATTCATCCGTGGATGTTTGGACATGGAGAAACTAAGAAAACATGTTTATGGTTGAAAGATTTGCCATTATTGCATCCTGAGAATATTGTTGAAGAAAGAGAGAATATCATTCATAGAATGCCTCCAAGTCCTGATAGATGGAAGAATAGATCAAGGACATATTTAGGAATCGCAGAAGCGATGGCGAATCAATGGGGATAAAATTATATAATCTCTCAAATACTAATTTGGTAAAAATGAAAAAATATATTCAATTATGTCTTTTTGTTTGGGTAATGTTTTATACTTATAGTGATAAAGAATTTATTGAAAAGATTAATTCATTACCCATAAAATCAGTAAGTGAAGGAAAAATAAGTTTTTCTACTGCTCATAGACCACATTATATTTTGTATTGGCAGGATTGAAATGATTGATTTACCAACACATTGCCAAGAATGCAAACAGCCTCATGATTTTTCTAAACAATGTTCAGGGGATTGCACAACTTGCGCAAAGAAATGGATGTGCGAGCAATGTTGTTATACGCATGAATGCATCCCGGGAAAGGCGAGACATCTTAGAATAATAACTAATCCAGCTTGGATATGCAATTTAGTGAATACAATCAAAGAGAATGAAACTATATAATCTTTCAACTATTAGCTTGGTAAAATTAAAATGCCCTATCTCAAACATAGTGACAGAGCAAACCAAGTCAACATAATTAACATTATCAGACGTAAATATGAAAAGACACGAATTAATCATAGCTCAAAGAGATCCTACACCAAAAGATATGATTCATTGTATTATTTGGTGGAATAAAGAAAAAAATAGATTTTTTCAAATTATTGATATTGGTAATGAATTTCACTGGGAACAAATAAAAGAAATAATATAATAAGCAGGCAAGCTGAGATAAAGCATGAAAACACGTTTGGAATTGCAAAAAGATGTATGGAATGCAAACCATGAGATAATGAAACATGATATTCCATATATTTTTTATGGATTATGTATTCTTTTCATTGTTTCATTTTTAGTATATTTAATTTATTTGAGGTTTAATGGACATAAGTAAAAGTGAATTCTTTCATTTCGGCATATTGCCACAAGTTTGCATTCATTCTCTTGATGAAGATGAATATTCTAAAATGTATATTCCTCAAGAGAAGTGCGATTGCGGTTGTAGTCAATGGGGTGAATCTACTATGAAAATGTTTAAAGATTCATTCGGCTATGAATTTCCTAAAAAACGCGTTCATAGATGCGTAGAATGCAACCAAGTCAGAATAGCGCATCATATAGGATACAAAGAAAATGAACTATCAAGCAACACTTAAACTCATGGCGCTTCTCGCCAAATGTCCTTGCAAGATATGTCAAGATGAATTGAAACGGCTAGAAGAGAAATATGGGATTAAATAGGATGATAAAGTTTAATCGGTGGGCCGTGTTTACAATTACAAGATTTAATTAATTCTCCTTGGCCTTCGGATCTAGCTCCGCAAATGTAGCATTCATATCTCCATTTTCTTTCTTTAGAAGATTCAATCAGTTCATCTTGCGTTTTTTTATATTGATCGAAGAATTCTCTAATCCAAATTTCTATATTATATATTGGAAAATCATCGGAATAACATTTATTGGCTCTTTCCATTACATATTTGATCAATTCTTCATTCATTTTCTTTATCTCTTCTTTCTCTTCTAAGAAATTCTAATCCATTTTCAAGAGATCTAATCATAAAAGCAAAACAATGATCATTTAAGTCAACATGGCTTAATCCATCAATAGAATATCGCATATTTTGAATTATTATTGATCTAATATGATTTTTCCATCCTTCTTGCGTCATTTCATCCATTTTTCTTTAATCCTCATTGCGTGTATGTTATATATAAAAGTTTTAATATAGGTACAACATGACGAGTGGTGCTTTGGAAAGAAGCCAAGTGGTTTCTAACATATATACACAATATTACACCGATGGCAAGCGTGATATTGTAGCTGAAGCCGATAGTCGATATCAACAAAATCTTAGCGCATGGCAGCTTTTCTTTTATGAGCAATTAATCGACAGAAAAGTTTATCTAGGCGACCAACGTTACTTAAATTTATATTCTGGTCTAAGTTACGATCATCAGAAATGGGTATTTAATAACTCAATGCCTGTAGTCAATATGGTATGCGGGCGTCAAAGACAGCATAGAAAAGCTACGCAGATGATCCCAGTGCATGGCTCTAGTAATAAAACAGCAACCCAAGCGACCAAATGCATTCAATCAGCTTATTACAATGATGATACATATCAAACCGTGAGCAATTGTTTCAAAGAAGCTGCTGGGATTACTGGACTTTCTTTAATGCATTCTTGGATAGACTATAGGCGAGATCCTATTTGTGGAGATCTCCGGACAGAATGTCTCAGCGCTGATATGATAATGATGGATGCATTCTGGCGAGAGATGGATCTAAGTGACTGCCAATTCATACGTACACGGAAATATCTATGGAAAGAGCAAGTCAAGCAGATGCTGCCAGGGCGCGAGCATGATATTGATATGCTTAATGATCAGGCTTATTTCGATACTAAGTTTACTTTTATGCCTCAACAATATAATATCAGGCGTAAAGGATTTCTTGCTTATGATGAATATTGGTATTTATGCGATCGTATGGCAACATTTATTGTTGATCCTGAAACATATGAAAGTACCGAGGTGGATTTTAATAAAGATGAAATGGAGAGGCTTAAATCACAATTTCCGCAAATTGTTGTCGTTAAAGAAAAAGTTCCCACTGTGCATCTTGCCATCATTGTTAATAATACTTGCTTCTACGATGGTCCTAATCCACTTTCCGTGGATTTCTACCCGTTCACCCCCTTCGTGGGATACCACGATTTGGCAAATAATAACTATGCGTTTCGCTATCAAGGAATAATTAGAAATATTAGGGATAGTCAATATCTTTATAATTATAGAAAGCAACTTGAATTAGATTTATTAGCTGCTCAATTTTCTGGTGTAGATGTCGAAGAAGACGCTCTAATTGATGATCAAGATGCTTTCAAGGTGGGACCAGGCAAAGTTAGATTCTTAAAGAAAGGACGTCTTAATGCGCTCGTTGACAAGCCAGGAGCAAACATTAATCCTGCTAACTATCAGGCGACCCAATTTCTTAAAGAGGATATACAAAGCAATGCCGGAGTTACACCAGAATTGCTGGGACAAGCGGAAGATTCGGATGTTGGAATCACTGAGCAACTTAGACAAGGAGCTGCTCTTACTACTTTGCAAGAACTTTTTGACAACCTCGACCTTTCACAGCGCAATGCAGGTCGTTTACATTGGGCCCTTATTCAGAAGAATTATACTCTCGGAAAAATCAAGCGAATGATTGAGGAAGATCCTACTAATGAATTCCGAGATAAATCATTCCAGAGATATGATGCCGTTGTCGCTAATGCTCCTCTCACTAATACTACAAAGCAACTTGCATTTATCCAGAAATACCAACTATGGAAAGATGGATTGCCAATACCAGTGGATCAATTGCTTGCTGATGTTGATATGCAGGATAAAGATAAGCTTATTGAATCTATTCAGCAGCAGCAACAACAGCAACAACAGCAACAAGAACAAATGGCACAATTGCAGATGGAAAATCAGCGTATTGTTAATGAGTCCTTGCAGTCAAAAGCCATGAGCGATCGCGCCCTTGCAGAAGAGCGCATTCAAAAAGGTCATCTTGAGCAATTCCAGATCGCTACAGCTCATAATAAATCAAAGCATGAGCTTGCAGCTGCCCATCTTGATCAAGTGAAGGCAGTCAAAGAAGTGGAAAGCATGGGAATTGAGGATTTTGTCAAGGTATTTTCGTTGATAGAAAATATTCAAAAAAGACAAGATGATAAAGAAATAGCAATGTCACAACAAAAAGAGGTTAAAAATGGGACACAGCCATAAAAACACATCTATGGGTGGTGGGCACAAGAAAGGAAATACTGGTGCAGACTACGTCGGAATAAAAGAAAATCATGATCCAAAGCCTCCAGCTGGGGCATCTAACTCATATGAAATGGTGAGAAAGAAAATTGATCATCATGATGATAGATCATTGGCGCATAAGCCTTATACACGCGAAAAGATGATGAATAAATAATGTTTTATGGGGAGTAAGGTGTTGGCATATCCTAGACGGTATGTTAAATAGAAACCCATATTTTTTAGATGAATAAATAATTTGTGTAATGGGTTGGCTTCGGATGTATAAGAAACCCGCAGGGTGGCCACCCATTCACTTTATTGTTTATAATGCCAATTATAGACAACTAACAATTAATTTAAGGAAAATTATATGGCCGGAATAAAGATAATCCCAGAGGCAGTTAAGCCAATGGTTCCAAAGAATAAAAACTTGAATCAGACAGAGCCGCGTTTCCGTGCGCCTGGGGGAAAGCCTCCATTGCAATTGGAAAAGAGCTATAATCGCCACGGCGGAAAAAATGAATTAGAACCTAAGACTAAAGGATAAAAAATGGCTGCTACTCCGAAACCAGTTAGAAAAGTTACAAAAGAAAAACAAGCTGAATTTAGACATAGAGAAAAAAAAGAATTGCCAAATAAAGCAGTTAGAAAAATGGCAACAAAAGTTATGTCAAAAACAATGGAAGGCTCCGCAAAAGGTAAGAAAATGAAATTATTTGGATAAATAATCATGGATTATGAAAAAGATCTTATAAATTATTTTAGTAATGACAAAAAAATAGAACTTGAATTTGATTTAAAGTGTTTGCTTTCTATTAAAGATTGGGAATTATTAAATAATTCACATAAAAAGGTAAATAAATTTAATTTAGTTTATGAAGAATTTTTAAATAAATGGTCATCTTATGACAATGATCCCCCCAAAGATAAAGAAACTTCCGAACCTGCATAAGCCAGTAGGCTATAAGAATAAGCCTGCTCAAAGCTCAGTGCATAGCAATAGATCGCTCTATATGGGTGGTGCGAAGATGAAGAATTCATAATGAAAGAAGCATATATTCTTATACATGTAATTCCTGATCATCCAGAACTAAATAGATTAGTTCATGGAATTTGGGAAACATATGAAGGCGCAAAAGAAGCATTTGATCATTTCAAGAAATTAAATCCAAAATTTAATTATGGAATTGCCAGTTATCCAATTTATAAAGATGGTGAAGGGATTATATATGGAATATGAGACAGAACCATGCATTACTCAATATTTTGAAATGAATGATGGTGAATATTTTATTATTCAGAATGTTCCTGATCAATTTTCTGAAGCAACGGATCAAATCTTTATGGATAGAGAAATGGCGATTGAAATGGCTAATTATATTTTAAAGGAATTTGATGTTTAGTACTCCCGAAGTCGGTGAAATTCTCCAAGCTGCTATGCCTAAGTTCAAGGCGCACATCGAGAGCATCGTTCAGCAGCAATATGATGTATGTATGAAGAAAGGCTTTCACCTTCCGAAATATTATATATGGATTCTTTACTACAAAAATAATCATACTGAAAAGCTTGTCTTTAGGCCGGCAATTGTCCGAGTAACACGTCCTAGTCCTTACCAAGATGAAGATATGTTCCTATGGTCAGTCACAAATTATGACCATGTTAATTTTGAATATGCCATTCCCAAAAAAGAAACTTTAAATTACATCCTAGCCAATCCAGACAAATTCGACAAAGATCACGTAAAAATGCTTCGAGATTATTGCAATGATAAGATCGAAAAAATTCAAGATTATGTCATCGATGGCAAGATTGCTTGAGTTTCTTTTTTTAATCTTTATATTTCTTTATCCACATGATCTGATAATTCTTTTTTTAAAATATCTACATTAATTCTCATTTGTTTAGAAACTTCTTCAAAAGTTGGTGTGTTTTGAGGGATTTTTGAATCAAAAATAGTCATATTAAATCTTTTTGTTGCATTAAATTTCAAATTTTAATAAATGTTATAGCAATATCACGTCATTATCATATTGACGCGATTTCGGCGCAATAGAGATTTCGCCAATCTCAAAGGAAAATGCATGAGTTCACCAGAACAGACCCAAATACCTGAAGTGGTCGATCAGGCGGTTGATACCCATGAGAAGGAAGGAAAGACCCCAAAAGAGTCTTTTGCCGAACTTCGCAAAGCTAAAGAAGACCTCGAACGGGAACTTTGGCAGGCTCGCAAAGAAAGGGAAATGTATGAGAAGCAAATGCAGATGCAAGCGCAGTATCAGCAAAAGCCTCAAGAACAACCCGAAGAAGATTTTGATTATAGGATGCTAGAGCAAGAAGAATTCCCCGACGGAAAGAAAATTGCTAAAGCTTTCAATACCTTCAACAAGCAATTGTCTAAAAAAGACAAGGAAATTGCTGAAGCTAAGCAACAGCTTCTTATTTTGCAGACTGCACAGGAGTTTACCGATTTCAAAGAGGTCGTCACGGCTGAAAATATTGAAAAATATATCAAAAGTGACGAAGACCATATTGAAGCGATGCAAACTGCGACTAATCCTTTGAGAAAGGCATATAATCTCATCAAAAAAGATTCTCGTTATCAAGCTGATAAAGCTGCAATAACGAAAAAAGATATTCCTATCTCTCAGGAGCAAAAGAGGGTCGAGGAAAAGCAAGGAAAGCCAATGACTGGAAGCTTAGGAGTTCGCTCTGAAGCTGTATCCACAGCGGCACATTTGTCTAATTCTCGTATGACTAAAGAGCAAAAGAATGCTCTTTGGAAAGAAACCGTCTCACTAAGCAGAAAGTAACTTATTTGGATTTACTAGATGAAAACTGAAATTGAAGATTCTATAGATATCACTGATGAAGTGGCTACTTTTTCAACTAAAGAATTAGCTAATCTTTTAATTTTCTTAGATAAGAATGATTTTAAGAAAATTTATTTTGATGGATATGGAGCATGGATTAAAGTTTATCGTATTAGAATAATCGAAACTAAGTAAAGCCGCTTTACATGTGACTTCGTCTTAACATGAGGTTAAGACTATGTCCGGCCCGACAACCACAAGCATTTTGCCTCCAGCTGTACAACAGCAATTGAGCATGAAATTGCTTGCACGTCCTATGCCAGACTTGATTCATACTACAATGGGTTGATTTTGTCTTGGGTAGCCCATTTAAAACCTTTGGTAATTGACTTGAAAGCCCGACAGGGTAACAAGGGGCAAGAAATATGTGGTCACTCGATGAATTAAAAGACATGAAATGTAAAATATTAATGGAACATATAGAAGGTGATCCCAATTTTCAGCCTGAGAGACTTAACCCAAAGGATATTAACAATCAAGTGGATGCTTTCTATCATGCACAAAAAATGATAGATGAAGATATCCGACAGAAGATTGATAATATATGCGAAAGTCCGATCCCTGAGAATAAATAAAGTCAGGGAGAGGGGAATAACAAGACCCTCCGCCTAGTTGTAAGCAATGTAGCACGATGTAACTAGGTCATAAAAGTAACAGGTGATGTACCCCATCACAATGGATCAACAAGCTGGCGATATTCTGAGACGACGACGTTATCAGAACTTGCTAACCGCTCCAGTGCCTTTAGGCAATGGAATTGTAGACCCCCCAGCGCAGCAACTTACTGCCTTGGATATTGATGCCCGCATAGATTGGTTCCAAGACCGTGCCAATCTTCTTGCAGCGTAAGTGACTGACGGTACTTACATTATTCTGCAAGAGCAGGTTTTCTTAGTATGGCCTGCTATAAATCCGCTCTGATTGACTTAGACTGCCGATGGGCAAATAAGGGGCAAGCAATGAATGAAACTATTATGAAATACTTTGAAATGAAACTTTTATGGGATTCACGAAGAATCATGAAAGGTAATAAAATAGTTGATATTTATATGCAGCCTGACAGACTAAGGCGAGTGGACACTAGAAATAGTGAAGCGATAGTCGGATCTGCAAATATAGATGAAATTGCAGAGCTTAACAGAAATGATTAAGCCTCACAAGTAATTGTGAAGTAACAAATTGCATGTTAATAAACGAAGATCCCGTGCTCAATTCGGCGGTATCGACTTTAGGCCAGTCTCTTCGTGAAACCGAAGACCAATTGGCTCGTAGCATGATGGAAGGGGGTAAAATGTGTGCTCCCTATAAATCTTCTCTGATTGACTTGGAGTTCCTAATCGCTGCATAATGCAGAGAAAGGATAACAAGGGGCAAGCTATGGATTGGGTATGTGCAAAATGTGGAACTAAAGAATTAATTGGTGGAGAATTTGTTTGTGGAAAAGAAAAAATATTTGATGCCATTTGCAAAGCATGCTTAATACAAATGCGGCCTGAACGACTAAGTGAGAAGAATCCAAAAGAATATTGTGGTGAACTTCCAGATTACCCTAGAAGTTTGAAAAGCACTCAATATCCTAATGGGTAAGCGATAGTCTGAACTCTATGGTAACATAGAGAGGGAGATTCGAAGAAATTTCCCCGCCATAAATATGGTCAGTAGGTTTGAGAACCGAAAGTAACAGAAATTGGCACCTCCGGTTAATTGTACAAATGGTACAAACGGGGACAACCCCACGAATATTTCGCCTTTGGATTGCTCTAAAGCGGTTCGATTACTAAGAACTGCTAATGCGCAATTCATCATGGACTTGATTGAAGGCGAAGATAAATTCGGTACAGCTCCCGTTCGTACCTGCTTCTTTGGATTAACTCACACTAATTTAAGTGCTGACTTAGACCAAATGGTAGGTTTCCAGAACGTAGCGCAGTACAGCAATACAGCTAATTTGCTGCAATCCGAGTGGGGAACAGTTAGGAACATTAGGTTCTTGCTTTCTTCAGTTGGTAGTATTACGCCTGCTGCTTCTGCCAATGGTCAGGACGTATATAACATATTCCTACCAGGGCAAGAAAGCTATGACATGGTTGACCTTGATGGATATTCAGCGCAGTTTATTTATGCACCGCCTGAAATCGCATCGCCACGTCTACGCCTTTACCAAACAGCCGGTTGGAAGATGGCGCAAGTATTCAACATCACTAACACATCTTGGATCGTCAACTTACGTTGCACGCTTCAAGTAGCACTATAGGAGGTTGAATATGAGTACACAAGTAGTAACAGGGCTATTTCAAAACGTAGCTTCTACACCATTTTTCATTCCATTACATAATTATATCAGCGAAATCAGGCTTAAAAACCTGACTATGAGCGGTGTAACTGTGGGTTCAGTAGCTGGGGCTTTGACATCTACTCGCATTACAGAAGCTTTCTGGTGTGATTATATGAATCAAGGTACAGCACAAATTACTCAAAACGGAACTGTTTCGGGTATTTTGGCGCCTTCGAATAATGGTTATGCTGCTATTAACGGTTTTACTGTTTATAATGCTGCTAATCCTCCAACGTATCCTGTTGTGGCTGTTGCTTCCTTCACACCTGGAACAACAACAGTTTGGACTACTTCAGCGCCTCATGGCTACCAAGTTGGGGATAATGTTCGTGTATTCAGTTTAACAAGTGCACCGCAATTTGGTGGACTTGTCATGACTGTAACTGCGGTTGGTTCTACAACTACATTTACAACATTGCTTGATTCTACTGGGGCAACAACTTCGGTAGGTTCTGTGCAAAAAGTTGGAAATGCTTACTTGCCAGGAAAGAGTCTTTACTATCCTCAAAATAGAGTGATTGCAAAGATTACTAATGCTAATCCAATGGTTGTTACCACATTAGTTCAACAGAATTATTATGTTGGCGATGTTGTTACATTTGACATTCCAACGCAATTTGGCGTTCCTCAGCTTTCTAACCCATATAGCGGTCTACCTTTCCAAGCGACTGTTATTGCGGCTAACAATGCTGTCGGAACACAAACGGTAACTTTAGCTGTAGATAGCACTAGCTTTGGTGTGTTTGCAACTAATAATACTGGTAGCGGATCTAACCCAGGTCACTGGCTTCTTTCTGCTGCTTATCCGTTTAGTTTTCCAATAATGGTTCCTCAAGGTGAAGGAAATATTAATAATTTCCAAAGCTTTGGTGTGGTTCCAGCTCCATTACCATATGCTAACCAAGACGTGCTTAGTTTTGCTCGTCAAAACCAAGCCGTTAATGGCATTTTGGTCGGTGCTGGGGATGGGACTAACAGCGCGACAACTGGCGGTATTATCGGAAGTACTATAGATGTTTGGGAGTTTAGAGTCATTACATCGGCTCAAGAGTATCCGCAGCCTTTGAATGTACAGTACGTATAAAAATAAAGTAAATTGGGAGGGGACAATTTGTCCTCTTCCTTTATTTAAAGGAAAAAATGGGAAGACAAAAAAAAATTAAAACTATACAACTAGATGAAACAACTGAGGTATGTATGACTGACGGAGCTGTATTAGAAAACATTCTAACTGAAATTGATCTTGCAAGAATTGAATTAGAAAAGACAAAACGCGAAATTGCCGAAAAAAAGGCAGAATCGGAGAAGTATCAATATACAGAAAGACCTAAACGAGAACTTAGTCCAGATGAAAAAGCTATTATGGATAAGCATTTAGGTTTATCAGTTGAAAAGAAAGCATTAGCAGCAAAGATTGAAGCTCAAAAAGCCCATGACAATCAAATGATCACAGGTAAATTTCTTAACTTGAGGGCAAAGGGACAAGCAGCTAAGTTGTGTTATGACAAACATCCTGGGGATATACCTCAATGGATTACTTTTCAGCATGGTCAAGTTTATACAATTAAGCGCGGGTTTGCTGATCAAATAAATGAATATTACCACACTCCTCGATTTGTGCAAAAAGAAGGTCCGGACGATGGATCTAGCCAAATTGATAGCGTTGATACTAGTGATAAAAAGTATGCATTCGTAGCAATTGGTTATTAACCATCTCCTGAAGAGGGATTCGAACCCCCGACCAATTCGTTAACAGCGAACTGCTCTACCACTGAGCTATTCAGGAATAATATTTACCTTATATTCTGAATATACATTCAGAGATATTTGACGACTCGATGTAATAACGTGTGAGGGTATAAAATACATATCTATTTCTGAAGTTACTATAAATATGTAATCACAGGTATTAGCATCAAATTTCTTTAATTTTGAATTTGGTTGATTACCTCCAGAAGTACGTATGCATGCTGAAAAAACACCATATTTAGATTTATATGAACAAGATATAACTTTTACTTTTAATAAAATCCCTGATGGCTCTTCAAAAATTAAATTATATTCACAAGGTTCCAAAGGTATACTAACCATTCCCCTTAAAGAGAAATAAGAAATTGCGATGCCAACTGCGCCTTTACCTTTAATTCTATTATTCATGGCAAAAGATTAACAGACCATTGCATAAAAAAAAACAAAAACAAATTTGTTGATACTATAAAAAAATATAATTATAAATAGGTTATGACAGTTACATATTATCCAGGATATAGTCAAGTTCAAGTCGAGGAAAATTTACGTTGTCAAACGATTGTTTCGGTGACAAAAGCAAATCCTTGCGTGGTGACGACAGTGAATAATCACGGATATCCGGCAGGAGTTAAAGTGCGTTTTTTAATTCCGACGCAATTTGGAATGGTGCAATTGAATCTAGTAAATACGCAGGTAATATCGGTCACATTAAATACGCTTACATTAAATTTGGATTCAACGAATTTTAATACCTTTTCTTATCCAAATCCTTTACCATCGGCTTATACACCTCCAAGTGTGATTCCTGATTCTAGTGGAATGTATTTACCTCCTTTACCTCTTCCATATGGTAATCAGGATTCATTTGAAGGTGTTATTTACAATAATGGCACGCCTAGCAATCCTATAAATGGAATGTGAGATTTATGGTTCAGCTTTTAGAGATGAGGAATACTGTAAGGCGCATGACGGCTCGTTATAGTCCTGCTCAGATGCCAGATACGCAAATTGATCGATATATTAATCTCGCTTATACATTGCATTTTCCAGAGCAATTCAAGAACTTAAAATTGACTAAGCCTTATGTCTTTTTAACTGTTCCCAATGTTGATACTTACCCTTTTTTATATGAAAATAATCCGGCAAATAATCAAGGGCAAGCTGTTGTCGCAACTCCCGGTAATATTACAATAAGCCCTCCAGTATATTGTCAAGGTTATATTTTAAGATATTTTCAAGATAAGACGACATTCTATAATAGATGGCCAAAATTAAGCGTTAATCAGCAAATCGGTGTCGGCGGTCAATTGGCAAATGTTCCATATACCGGAATAATCCCATCTACACCATTTTTAAGAGCACAATTAGATATTTTTGGAAATGTAACAGAATCCGGCGTTGTGATTTCTGCTTTTGATAATAATGGTTTTACATATGCATTAACTGATGAGCCATTTGCAGGAAGTAATTTTGGTAATCTTGTTGAAGTTGGTGGAACTACTGTTGGCGCTATAAATTATGTTACGGGTGTTTATACATTTACGCCTTCCGGTTCAGGTGTTATTCCTGCGAGTGCGACAATTTATGCCTCTGTAGTGCCTTATCAATCATCTAGGCCGACTGATGTTATTTTTTATAACCAACAAATTACATTTAGACCAGTTCCACAGCAAATTTATCAAGTCGAATTTCAAATAAGTCAGCAGCCGACAGATTTGATTGCTAATTCTGATGCACCCGAGCTTGATGAATGGTATTTATTTATTTGTGCTATAGCTGCAAAGCTTATCTATACTGATTTCCCTGATCCTGAAGGTCTAGCCTATTTGATGCCGATATATCAAGATCAATTGCAGATGGCACAACGTCGTAGTTTAAGGCAAATGAGCAGTCAGCGTGCTCAAACTATATTTAGTCAGCCAGGTAGACCGCTTGCATCATGGTTCTGGGGAACTGAGTACTCAGGAACAGGCTAGGAGGAATTTTGAGTTACAATCCTAACATACCTCAGGCATCATCCAAAAGGGTCATCTCTCAAAGGCAAATCCTTGCTAACTTTTCCGGCATTTTCGATGCATTTGCTAAGAATCATTCACCACTTGGCAATAATGATCTTCAGGGAATGCATGATATAATGATTTTAAGGGATCAAACAAATGTAGGAAATCCGACGACTACAGCCACACAAGTTGCAATATACAATAAGCTTGTTTCTAGTGTTCCTAATCTCTTCTACAGGCCAAATAACAGTCAAACGCCAATACAGATGACTTATCCATCTATTCAAACAGGATTGCAGCCATCACCACCTAATACATATTTCCCTCAGCAGTATAGCTTTGTAGCAGGCCCTTTCGTTTTTTATGCTGGAATAATAAAAAATCCTAGCAATGGTCAAACTATAACTTTAACTCCTATTGTATCTCAATTACGTTTTGTAGGCGTTGGGGTGACTAATTTTAATGGTGGAAATACTTTTGTAAATTCGGTTGTTGCAAGCAATATTCTTGCTAATACTTTTCAGATAGTTTATCAAACAGCCCCTCCAGGAATAAATAGAGATGTTTATTACATTGCGATAGGTAATTAATGATTCCAACCCCACAAGATCCTTATAACAATAAAATCCCAGGAGCTAACGACTTTCTAGCAGTATCTCAGGGGGATTTTTTAAGCGATTTTGGGCAGTTATATAATGCTTTTGTAAGAAATCATGTTGCTTTAGATGCTGCTTCATCTGCCGGAGATCATACAAATATTCAATTTGCTCTACAAGGACAAGGACCTAATACTAATGTAGGTGAAATTTCTCTTTATTCAAAATCAGTTGTTAAACCTTCTGAAACATTTGATAGTCTTTTTTTAAGATATCAAGGAGGTCAAGCAGCTGGTCAAGAAGTTCAAATGACAAATTATCAATTATATCAACCAGAAAATCAACCTGGACAAACCGGGACATTTACTTTTCTTCCTGGAGGACTAATTTTATATTTTGGATTTGTTAATTTTTCTAAAACAAATAGTAATTTAGATTTAAAACCTTTTATTACTACAAATTTGATAGCAGTAAATTTTTGCACTAAAGGGACTATTCCGCTTATTTCCCCTTGGGTAGAAATTTTATCAGAACAGCCGGGACTTATTAAGACTTTAATGGGACAAAGTTTTGTAGAGAATACTGAATATTTTTATATAGTTTTAGGTAATACATGACATATTCTCCGATAACACCGCAATCCCAGCCATCCCCAGCAGATACGCAATCACAAATTCAAACTAATTTCTCTACTTTTGCCTCGATTTTTGCTGCAAACCATACGGCATTAAATAAAAAAAATCAGGGCGATCATGAAGCAGTTATTCTTGAAAAACAATCTGCTGACCCTGGAGTATTTCTGGATTTAGTTTCGTTATATGCAAAAGATGCTATTTCTCAATCGGGAACTCAACCACAATTATTTGCTAGAATTAAACAATTCATTCCTTTAGTAACAAATAGTCCTATGCAATTAACGCAAAGCACTGTTAATACGGTAGGTCCTAATCAATTTCAAAGCTTCTTGCCTGGTAACTTTATGTTATATTTTGGGATTACAACATCTAACGGAACTATAACACTTTCTCCAGCACCTACCTCAATTAATACAGCTATTGCAATCCCAAATCAGTTAACAAACAATATTGCTAGTAAAGTTAGTACAAATATTACGAGTAACGCAACATTTGATATAATTTCAAATGCTACTGGAGTTTTTTCATTTACTTGGATAGCCATAGCCATAGCATGACAATACAACAATTTCTTATAGGCCCAATTAAGGACGGTGTACGCAAAGACATGCGTCCTTGGGCAACACCAGAAGATTCATTTGATACGTTGCTTAATGCTTATCAATTTCGAGGCAGGATCGTTAAAAAGAGCGGATATAGTCTATTAGGTCAGCTTGCTAATGGAACGCCTGTAATGGGTCTTAAAACGCGAGAACAGTTTGGTATTAATATTCAAAGCTTAGTTGCTTTCGATTTAACGACGGCATATGAATTTAATGGAACTTCTTTTGTAGTTTTGCCCTCCGTAATGCCTGTTGTTTGGAATGGAACAGATCACGATTTTTTCTATACTGCTAATTATGCCAATGCTTTTTGGGCAACAAATAATAAGCCTGGCTTGCATGGATGGAATTTAACAGCTATAGGCACATTTTCAGGATCGGCAGGCGTTGGAAATTCAGCCACGGTAAATGTGCTTGCAGCTGGTAACGGTGTTCAAGTCGGGGATCAGGTTTATTTTCTTAATCTTACAAGCAATGTACAAAATAATGCTGCTGTTCTAGCTGTTGTGACCGCTGCCGGAAACCCTTTCACAGTGCAGGCAGTCAATGTAAAAGCAACATTTACCTGGACAAATGGAAATTCCGCAACAGGGATTGTTTTAGATGCATCAAGAGCAATTAGTGGACAAGATGGGATAAGGTATTATGGTGTTCTCAGTAATGGGACTGGTTGGGCTAATTATAATCCTCCCGTTGATCTTAATAATGCTTTACTAGCATCCTTGTTAATATTTCCATATAGGGGATATCTTGTTTTTCTAAGTACAACTGAAGGTAACGAGAATCCTTTATCAGTTCAAACTTATACAAATAGAGCAAGGTGGACACAAATAGGAACACCGTACTATTCTGCTCCTCAGCCAGTATTTCCTAACGTGCAAGGGATTGATATCAATGCAGCAAGAGACGACCTTTTTGGGCGCGGTGGGGCAAATGATGCTCCTACTAACGAGGCTATTGTGGGTGCTGCTTTTATTCGTGATATACTCGTCGTTTATTTCACTCGCAGCACTTGGCGTTTGCGTTTCGTTAATAATGCACAAAATCCGTTTGTTTGGGAGAGAGTTAATGTCGAGCTTGGCAGCGACTGCACGGGAAGTGCGATCCCATTTGACAAAGGATTAATGGCTATTGGCAATCGTGGCATTGTTATCAGCGATGGCAATGATACGCAGCGTTTCGATGAAAAAATACCTGATGAGATATTCCAAATTAGGGCAACTAATTTTGGATTTCAGAGAGTTCAGGGAATTAGAACATTTAAAACTAGACTGAATTTTTGGACAATTCCAAGTGTTGAAAATCCGGATGGCACTTATCCAGATAAAGTGCTAGTTTTCAATTATGATACTAAGACATGGGCTTTTTTTGATGATAGTTTTACGTGTTTTGGATATTTTTATCCCTCAAGTTCAGGTGAAACATGGGCTGAATTAACAAAGCCTTGGTCTACATATAGCGAATTAGCATGGAATAGCGGTGTTTCCTCAGATGGTTTTGAAGAAATTGTTGCAGGTAATCAGCAAGGATATGTTTTTCTTTTAGAACAACCGACTAGTTCTAATGCGCCTTCATTGACCATTCTAGGCATTACAACTGCCGATCCGGCGGTGTTTACTGTAATAAATAACAATTTGCCCAATGGGACATGGATAACATTATCGGGAATTGTAGGAATCACTAGTGATGACGGTGTATCCTTAAATGGAAGAAATTTCAAGATATCAAAGGCTTTAACGACTGATGATCCATTTACTATCAGCGAATTCGAGGCAATAAATGGCGGCAATGCTATAGGTACTTCTTATACGACTACAATCGGATATACGCCAGTCATTCCGGGGTCAGTTCAAATCAATGTTGGCTCGCTTATTTTTAAAGACAAAAATCTTGACGGAACATTGTTTGAAGCATCTAGCTTAGGATCTGGTGCAATTAATTACACGACTGGTGCAATTGTATTATCTTTTAACCCGGCAATTGGTTCTTCGGCTGTTGCGATTAGAGTTGTTTCCTATAATCCGGATCAAGGACTTGCAATTGTAGCTACGTCGGGAGCCTATATACCGAGCAGCGGTCAGTTAGCGACTATTAGCAATATAGGAATTCAGACAAAATTCTTTAACTTTTTCCAAAATGCTCAAAGGTCACGTTTAAGCAAGATTGATTTTTATATGAATACAACGGCATCAGGTCAGTTAACTTGCGACGTATTGGCAGATTCAAGCGATGTTCCTGTTAACCCCCCTTTAAGCGATAATCCTCAATCTAATGTAATTTTGACAACGCAGAATCCATATCAAGTTGGAGGTGGACCTCAAACTATTTATAGGCTTTTCTGCGATGCACAAGCTCAGACGCTGCAATTAAGCTTATTCATGGCAGATGAACAAATGGCAGTCAACGCCATAAATGAGTCAGATTTCGAACTCTTGAGCATGGTTATGTATGTACGTCCTGGAGGTCGTCTCGTATGACAACTCCAACAAATCCACAGAATGACTTCAGCCCTTTTTTACCAACTACAGTTAATTTTCCTGAAGAGCAAGAGCGTCTAAAGACCTTTTTGGTTGATACTTTTGCCCAATATGCAGACGTTGTAAATGATAAAACTATTGGTGGATTCACACAGTCAGCCCAAGAATTTTCGGGAGAAAAATGGATTTACGATGACCCTAGAAGGACAAGAAACGGATTTAGGTGGATAGCACGAGTTAAGCAATATCCCAATGCTGGCATACTAGTTTTAGATTCTCCAAATGACATAAATCCGCAATTCCGTATTACTCATATTTGGGGATCAGCATCTAAGCCTAATTCAATAGTTGGCGCAGGAGATGGCGATTATTTTAGCTTTATGAACCGTGGAGATCCTAGAGTAACTTTCGATATGAATGATCTAGTCATTACGATAACTACCACTTTAGATTTAACTGCTTATGACGGATACATCATTGTCGAATATGTGCGTGATGGAAATTGATTATTCAGCCTTTTCTCTTAATCTAGAATCTTTTAACATGCAGCAATCTTTCATATGAAGCATCGTTTCCATTGCAAAAACTCTTTTATCAATATCGGTAACTTTTTGATCTATTTTATCAAGTTTATTTTCTATATTTTCAAATCTTTTATTCATAGTCATCCACATTCCACCTAATGCAGCCATAATGACGGTAGTTTGAATCCCAATGATCCACATCATAATTTGAGCAAATCTCCAAGTGTTTTCATCCATATGGTCCTCAATCGTTCAATGTTTTGAAATAGATTATCACATAAAAACCGATAAATGCTAGGATAAAGAAAAAAATACGAGGTATTTATGGCAGTAGATCCCGCAACAATGATGGCTGTATCCAGTGTTCTTTCTACTATTATTGGCGGTTTGACAGGGCAAAAAGGACAAAGTAGTTCTACTTTTAATAAAGGACAGCTTAAAGGTCTTGATGAAATACTGAATAGTATTAAAAGTGGAATTGGTGGACCTAATCAAGATATTACTCAGTCCCAGCCTTATCAGCAAGGTAATGAGTTTTTTAATTCATTGTTTAATAATCCTGAGTTTTTCAATAGATTTGAAGCTCCGGCTTTTAGGCAATTTGAGGAAGATATAGCTCCAGGATTGGCCAATAGATATGCTAGCATGGGTTCTGGTGGTTCCACAGGTTCCACGGGGTTTCGCAATCAAATGGTAAGAGAAGGCGGTAATCTTGCAACTAATCTGGCTGCTCAACGAGGTCAAATGCAGCAAAATGCAGTCCCACAAATGCTTGGTTATGCACAACAGCCTGTCTCAAATTGGATGACTCAATTGCAAACAGCTTTACAACCTACGCAGAACGTTTATCAACCTCCTTCAACGGGTGGTTTTGGTTCTCTGGCTGCACCATTTGCTCAAGGTGCTGCTTATCTTTACGGAAATCAAGCAGGGCAAAATCAGGCAAATCCTGGAGGAAATACAGGGTTTCAAAATCCCGCATCAATGCAGCGTGGTTATCCTGGGCAATATCCATCAACTACGTAATTAAAGGTTTAATTTATGGTTTCTATCTTACCAGCCGCTAGGACCCCTTGGGATGTAATAGGGGCAGATGTCGGGCAAGCATTGCAGGGAGTTTTACCTGGGGCAGTTAGACAAGGATATGAGCGCGGACAAATTCAAAATGGATTACAACAATTACAAAATATTTCTCCAGAAGAATTGAGAAATAGCAATCCCGTTCAATTACTTAGTAAAGTTTTAGGGCCATTTGCAGGAACTGAACAGGGGGCACAATATGCAAAAAGTATTATGCCATTTCTTTTAGAGCAAGCACGAATAAGTAAAGAACAGAATGCAAATTATCCAGGCGAAAGAGATCGTCAAAATATTCCTCAAATGAATCAAAGAGAGCAACTACCAACATTTTTAAATCAACCTGCTCAACAACAAAATCCTTTTTTTCCTAATAATATAGGCCCTCAAGGTGGTCCAGGTAACGCACCACAGGCGGCAACTACTGGACAAAAACAACCTTTATTAACAAGGGATCAAAAGATTGCAGATGCTAAAAATTTACAAAAGCAATTGAATATTCCCTTTTCGGAAGCATTGAAAATAGTTAATGAAGGTGAAGCTGATAAAAAATTAATGAATCAAGAAGTAGAAAATGAGCGTCAAGAAAGAATTGGATCACAACAGGATTACGGTAAAAGAGCTGTAGATGAGTTATTACGTTTAAATCCTGATGCTACTCCAGAGCAACAAGCTATTTTTAAGAAAAAAGGTGAAGAATTTTCTACTAAAGGAACGAGTGAAGGTCAAATCGATAGGGCAATTGCAGCAGAGGCAACTAAATTTAGAAATTTGATTAGAGGTATCGAAGATTCAATGTCCGCACCAAGAGCTTTGAATAAATTTCAAAGGGCTTTTCTTGGAAATGAAAAAAGTTTTAATCAAGCTGCATCTGATTTAAGGGTAAAATTAAAGCCTTTGTTAAACGAAGGACTTTATGATACAGCTAGAAACCTATTAAATAATCTTGGTTATTATCCAGAAGAAAGAGAAACAATAGTTAATCCTTTAAATGATCAATCTAAAACATTGATTCGTTTATCTCCTAAAGCTGTTATGCAAACAAAAATAGGTGATACAAATCCTCCTTCTTATGAAAAATCATATACAAATAATGATAAACAAAATTTATATGATAATTTAAAAGATTTGTTAAAGAAAGAGCCAAATTTAAGTTTAGTTTTAGGAAGAAAAGGTTTTGAGGATAGGAATTATGATTGGAGAATTTACAAGGATACTATTAATCAATTAATAGAAAATGGTGAATTTGTTCCCACTGATGATCAACGAAAGCAAATGGATTATTTGGATGAGCCTCCTTTGAATAGTCTTCAAAAAATACTTCATGGATTAAATTTAATAGGTAGATAATGACATCTCCAATTTTAAATGCTTTATCTTCTGGATATACTCAAAATCAGATAATTTCATATTTAATTAGAAAATTCCCGCAATATAAAAATCACATTAAAAATGCCCAAGCTGCTGGATTTAGTGCGGATAAAATATTGAAATATCTTGAAAAAGGACGAAAAGGAGTAACGGAAGAAAATTCTTCTAAAACAGAACATGAAAGAACTAGAGAAGCAGAAAGACGTACTCAATCAAATCAATTAAAAGGTGCAGGGGCTTTAGCAGCTACTGCGGCAGTTCCATTTGTGGCGCCAATGGCATCGGCTGCTTTATCTAGGGTAGCACCAGCTATTGCAAATAATTTACAAAATGTTATCCCAGCCGCAGGAAGTGTTTTGCAAAGGGCAGCTCCTCAATTATTTGGTCAAGGATCTATCCCTCAACATGCTCAAACATTACAAAATACAGCTAATGTCTCAGCGTCCACACAAGTTGGTATACCAACCAGCCATAACCAAATACCGAACACACAGCAAATCCAATCTGGTCAATCACAACAGCCTCCTATTATTAATCAAGTTACGCCAAATATAGCACAGCCTCAGCCAGTTGCGCAACCTGAAGGAATTTCTAATTCTAAAGAAGTATTTGAAGAGAAAATGAAAGATATCCATAAATCTCTTCAAGAAGGCTTGACAGATAAAGCTAAAGCAATTGAAGCAAAAAAATATTTGGAGAAACTGGGCATTAAAGACAAGGTTGACGATCTTCTAGCGCGTGGAAATAGTCCTGAGCAGGCAGCCGCGGCATTAGGCATGAAATCAGGTGATGGAAAGCTTAGAGGTACAATTGATCCTGAATTGCTGGCTAATATTGATGCTTATGCCAAAACAGCACAAGAGCAACCACAAGAACGCGCGCCAATGGAACAGCCACGCCAAAAATTGGATGAGGCCAAAGAAGCTGAAAGGAAGCCAATCGCAAAAAACGAAACTGTAGCCTCTCCGCATGGTGTTGGCGAAGTGATAACTTCGAGAAATGGAAAATCTATAATCGAAGTCGATGGCAAGAAACATCAAGTAGATGATAAGAGTTTGCTAAAACCTCCTAAAGAGGCCGCCATTGAAGCTTTGGAATTGATTAAAGGTTTCACCCCAGAAGAGATGCGATCTACTCACCACATGCTTAATGCTTATGATGAAGGGGAAAAGAAAGGATTTTTCGTATTTCATAACGGAAGTGCTTACGTTGTTGATGATATCAGTCCAGAAGAATATAAAGAACTTTCCGAAGAAGTTGAAAAAGCCAAGACGACAAGAGAAACAATTATTGGAAAATGGGCTTCCGGTGAAGGTTCTCGAGGTGCAGGATATAATAAAGTTGTCAAAGGCGTTCGCGAAAGAAAGGTAGTTCCTGAATTGAAAAAGAAATTCAGAAAACTTAAAGTAGGATACAATCTACTGGCTGAATGGCAAAGGCTTTTAAATGAAAAATAATCTATCTAAGTCAGAAATCAAACATCTCAATAAGCTATCATGGATGATGGAGCTTATTAAAAAGGCTAAGAAAAAAAAGAAGTGATTATTTTTTTCTCAATGGATGTTTTAAATATCTTTTCTTCATTAATTCTAAAGTTGAGTCAACAAAATCTTCATCATATCCTTTCATTGCCATAGTTCCAATTAAACATGTTGAAAGAAATCCACACATTTGAGCAGAAGTATACTCTTTTTTCATAGCCCAATCAGTGATTAATTGATGTAATTCTAGAATATCATCTTCATTCATTTCTTATTCCTTTCCTCGATAGCACATAATCTGCCATGAAAATCTCTTATTTCATCTTGAATTGCTTGAATTTGCGATGATGTATGTAAATATAGGGGGATTGTTGATCCAATTATCGTTACCATGACAATAGTCAATGAAATAATTAATTCAAGATTTAACTTTTGTCTTTCCATGATTTATCCTTTTGCTTTAGAAGCCAGAGATTTTATCAGTGATTCATGTATAAGATCAATCACTTTCTTGCTGATTCTATAGGGACTACGTTTTCCGTTTCCAACACGTACAGAATTGATAAAACCTTTTTTTAAAGCTCGACGAATAGTGATTTCATGAACTGCGAAAATGATCGCCACTTCCTTAATACTATAGAATTCTTGTTCCATATGCAACCTATTCACAGAGAGCAACCATGATCAAATGAGATACTTCAAACTTTAATTATATTTATACATAGTAGGGGAAATCAAACAAAGAGGTTTATATGACGTCGCCTATGATTCCTAGTTCATTCCAGTATAATGATCTTCCTTGGGGAGGTCAGTTAGTTCCGATGATTATCGCTAAAAGTGCGCCTTCTAATACGGTTAACAAGCTTCCAGATGGTTATCTATGGCTATCAGACTTAACTCTTGGTGGGACGGGGACTGTATATTGCCAACTAGGAACCACTTCAGGACAAGCCAACTGGGCATCTCTTTCATCCGGGGCAGCTGGAGCGTTGAACACCCTTTCTGATGGAACGACTTTAGTTAATCCTGTCACTGGTAATATTCAAATCTTGGGTACTGCAAGTGAAATTGTAGTCACAAGTAATCCAGCGAGCCATAACTTAACAATTTCTCTAGCTGGTAACGTTGTGTTTCCTGGGTCTATTTCAGCTGCTACCACGATTACGGCTAGTACAGGATTAACAGTCACCACAGGTAACGTTTTAGTTTCTGCCGGAAATGTAACGTTGACATCGGGTAATTTGACACTTTCTTCAGGTAATCTAGCTGTCACAGGTACATCAAGCTTACAGGGCACAGCAAATATTAATACCTCTACAGCAGCCGTGACAAATATTGGAACTGGCGGAACTGGAGCCGTTAATATTGGGAACACCACTGGTGGGGTGGCAATCACGGGTCTTGAGACTCTTGGATCATTGACAGCTAATGGAACTATTAACCTAAACACAACAGGTAACGGCGTCACAACTATAGGTAATGCCGCTGGTTCAGATTCTACAATAATTCAATCTGGAGCTACTGGAAACGGTATCGCAATCAATGGTAATGCTAACGCCACAGGTATTTTGATTGGTAATGATGCTAATGCAAACGTAATTGTTATAGGAAATTTAACAGGAGCGACAAGTCTTGCTTTACAAGTTGGAACTGGAAATTTTTCATTAAGCGGCGCAACAGCATCAACATATACCATTGGAACAGGTGCAACTACAGGAACAATTCTTATTGGTAGTACGGCACAAACAGGAACTATTACCCTTGGCAGTTCTTCGGGAACCAATATTGTTAATATTGCCGCCGGTGCAGGAGCTTCAACAGTTAATATTGCTAATGCGCAAGTTGCAGGAGCTGTAAATATTGGTGCAGGTATGACTACTGGCACAATTACCGTTGGGGGAACAGGTCTACAAACAGGAACAATTGCAATCGGTATAGGAACTGGCGCACAAACTATAAATTTGGGTACAGGTGGCACAGGAGTAAAGACTATAGCTATTGGTGGTACGGCTGCTAACGTAATCACTTTAGCCAATACTCAAACAGCAGGTTCTTTGTCTGTTGGGACTGCGATGACAACAGGAACTATATCTATCGGAGGAACAGCACAAACCGGAACAATGACTTTAGGAAGTTCTTCAGGGACTAATATTGTTAATATCGCTAATGGTTCTGGAGCAACTACCTTAAATATAGCAAATGTTCAAACTGCCGGATCAGTAAACGTGGGCGCTGGAATGACTTCAGGTACAATAACAATAGGTGGTACGGCTCAAACTGGTACTATGACTTTAGGTTCAAGTTCTGGAACAAATTCTTTAATAATTGCTGGTGGTTCGGGTGCAACAACGGTGACAATTGCTAACTCCCAAACCGGGGGATCTGTTGCAATCGGTACAGCAATGACAACTGGTACAATTAGCATCGGTGGCACTGGTCTTCAGACAGGGACTATTTCAATAGCTCCCGGAACAGGTGCGCAGATTGTTAATATTGCTACAGGTGGAACCGGAGTAAAAACAATTAATATCGGGACTGGTTCAGTTGCTGATGTAATTAACGTTGGCTCAAGCACAACGGGTAATATCACTAATTTAGCCTCTGCAATTACTTCACTTCCGGGTCCTGTTTATATTTATACTGGTGCAGGTGCTCCAGGTAATGGATTAGCCTTACATGTTGGAGATATCTATATAAATACAACTGCTGCCTCTGCAACTACTCGTATGTATATAGCTACAGCTGCAAGTACATGGACTAACGTGACATGTGCAGCATAATCAAATATATAATGGTAAAAAATTTAGGTTAATGGTAAATATTCGTCATCATTAACCTAATTTTAAAGAGGTATTTATGTTGTCAGTGAAATCAATAGTAAGTGTAGAAGTAAATGGCCGAAATTTTGAATTTTCTTGCCCTCCTGACTCACCATTGCCGGATGTTTTAGAAGCAAATAATCAAATAAATGCATTCCTTTTAGGAAGAGTACAGCAAGCACAGCAAGCTCAAAATAAAGCTGCTGAAGAACAAAAACAACCCGTGGAGTAACTGTGGCATCGAACATAGTCCGCTTTGATGCAGTAAGAACAGCCGCAATCGGCGTAATTACTGGATCATATACAAAATTCGGCATTCCTTTTGGGCACGCAATGCGCGTGCTTCATTTCATTAATGATAGTAATGGAACCTATATGTTCAGTTTTGATGGAACAACTGATAATTTTCCATTACTAGCAGAAAGTTTCACTTTATATGATTTGACTAGTGATGAAGATGATAATGAAATGTTTCGATACGAAAAAGGCTCTCAATTGTGGATTAAATATTTGATTGCTCCGACAGTTACAACGACATTTACCGATAGTGTTTATGCAGCAGCTGTCTACGGAAAAGGAGAATAACACATGAGTCAGTCAGGATCGTTGAGAAATGGTGGCGGAGGCGGAGGGGGCGGTGTAATTCAAACGATTGCAGGTGATATAGGTTCAATTACAGGAGCTAATGTCACTATTTATGCTAATAACGCCGCTAATAACTCAGGATCAAGTGTTAAATTTGTAAACAGTGGCACAATTTCAACGTTAAATTTATCTGATTCAAATAGAAATACGACACTGGGTTTCGGCGCAGGCTCTGCAACATTGACAGGGACCGGAAGCGTTGCTGTAGGGGCATTTGCATTAAATGTCGCAGGAAATTCAAGCTTAAATGTGGCTGTAGGGTATGGAACTCTTACTTCATTAACCACAGGTAGCTCAAACTGTTGCCTAGGCAGTCAATCGGGGACTTTTTTACTTACCGGCAATGATAATGTAATAATTAGTGGAAATTTTGGCGGGAATCAATATGTTGCAGCTGAGTCAAATAATATTCTTATTAGCTCTCGTGGAGTAGTTGGAGACAATAACACCATCAGAATTGGAAATGCTGTAATGGGTAGTGCTCATACTTCTGCTTTCTTGGCTGGAGTGACAGGAGTGACGGCAGTTGGATCACCAGTCGCAATATCAAGCACAGGACAGTTATCTAATTTAGGATTTGGAACTGCAACGCAAGTCTTGACAAGTAACGGACCTGGAGTAAGCCCTACTTGGCAAGCGGCTGGCGGTGGAGGGTCTACAACGGGGTTTTCAGCCTATGCAAGTTCGACTTTATCTAATGTGACAGGAAATAATGTTATATATGATGTAATTTTTGATTCAACTACTAGGAACGATGGTTCAGCATATAATCCAGCTACAGGCGTTTTTACTGCCCCATCAAATGGGCTTTATAGTTTTAATACTATTTTATTTCTGCAATCTGGTTCTACGTTTTCCGCAGGTAGTGAACTTTTAGTCAGTTCTCTGGGAAGTGTTTATTCACAAATTTTATGTCTCTATGGAGCAGCCGCTTCAGCTCAATCAAATGCGGCGATAATTGTAGCTGGTTCGTGGATTGTTCAAATGACCGCAGGGGATACAATGCAGGTACAGGCATTTAGTAATTCTGCTTTACAAGATGTATCTATATCGGGAGCTGCTAGAAGTCCAAATGCATTAAGCGCAGCAAGTACATTCTCAGGGTTTAAAATAGGAACTTAATTTATTATTTCCATATCCACTAAATCACATTGATAATTAGCTTTGTCATTCACTTCTTCCCAATGAATAATTTTCATAATTTTTCCTTCCCAAATCGTATAAATACATTCATTTTCCAACCAAATAAATGTCAGAGAAGATTCGGCATTTAACAAATTAGCGCTAAGTGTCAAAAAAAATAACATTCCGCTAGCAATAAATTTTTTCATATGTAAAATCCTGTTTAAAATTTCACAAGAGGTTAGCATGGCTAAGGGTAAAGAGCAACGAAAAGTTAAAAAAGTTATGAAGGAATTTGCTGAGGGTGAATTACATAGCGGAAGTAAGTCAGGTCCATTAGTTAAGAGTAAGGCTCAGGCTGCTGCTATAGGTTACTCAGAGGCAAAAAAAGAAAAAGGCAAAAAATGATCAACTGGAAAAAATATTCTCACGAAGAAATAAAAAATAAATGGAAAACTTTTCTTTTGGCACGAGTAAAAACTGCTAATTCCGTAAAAAGCGAAGATCGTCGACATATCACATGTCTAGAGCGTGAAGCACTGATAAGTTATTTAATTTCACGTTTAGATTTAGCAAACAGTGAGATTGATAGTTATTATAGTTAAAAACTTGTATAGAACAAGATAGGAAAAAAATGCATAAAAAAATTGAAATGAAGGCAGCAAAAGCACTTGATAAAGATGCTGATAAATATGCTAAGAAAGCAAAATCGGCTAAATTACCTGTGAAGAAAAAGCACGAGCATATTGAAGAAAAGGAAGCGAGATCAGCATCCAGAATGTTAAAGGCAAAAGCTAAATCGGCTCATGAATATTAAATATGGATGATCATTATGTATTATATATTGGTATCTCTGCTTGCATTTTTAGCTATTTATTCGGTTTCATGCTCGGTAATTTCAAAAGATAAAGCTGAAATCGAGAAAATTGCTGATGATGTTGTTGAAGAAATAATCGAAGATTCGGCAAAATTATAGTTTCGGCACAGTGCCGCCGCGAGGGTTCAGTTGCAGTTTTCTGGGACTCTCGCGCGTTATTATTTCTTAGGATTATGAATCCTTAAGTAAAAAATAAATTATCAATCCTGTAATTGCTGCCGTAACTAATGCAACTAAAATAAAAGCTAAAACTTCCATTAATGTCATACTTTAGCTCATTGTTTAAATGTCCAACTTTCTGCCGTTGGTTCCATGCAGCACATGGTTTCAAAGAAAAATTTCTTCTCTTTCTCGATCATGTTAGCGATATATTCTTTATCAGGCGTTATTTTTATGATCGTTAATGGATCTGGCGCATCAGGATGATAACTGGCATAGTAAACTTTTTCAGCATTGCTACATGCTAACTGGTGCTGCATTTGTGCGTAATGACATGGATCTAATGTTTCACTGGAAACTTGCAAATGTTTTTGCAACTTCATGCATTTAATTTCACAAATAGAACCTCCCAATTGAGATATGCCATCAAGAGAAGCTCCCATCCATGGATATTGACTACTTTCAATGACAATTGGCTCAAATTCAATTCCTAAGCGTGCATTTAATATTTCGCGTGCATATGGCTCAAGATTGCTGCCGCGCTTCATGGCATCTGAAGTAGGAGGCGATTCAATGAATTGCATCTTCTCTTGCCATAGATCATGAACACCTTTGAAATGATTTAGTCCAAGAATAACTCCGGCATCGGTAGCAGTTACATGTCGTTGCCTCCAGGAAAGCCATTCCGGGCTTCCCTGATCTAATCTAATTATTTTCATTCAGCCCCTTCAAATGATATATATATTTTTGAAAAATCTAAATCATCTTCTAAAATAATGTAAGAATTTCTTTTAACTAAAAAAAAATCTATAATTTTTCTTTTCGGTTTTTTGGGCTTGATAGAAAGTAAAATATCAAAATTTGAATGATTTATTATTTTACAAGTATGATCTTTTTTTAAAATTGTTAGAAATTCATCATTCATACTGAAACCTTCTGCGCTTCAATGTTCAATTCAAAACTATTAATAGTACCTTTATATTTATCGGCAGGGATTTTATGTAATTCTGTTTCGTCTTTTATTCCAAAAAAATTAAAAAAGTTATATTTACATTTCTGTGTTAATCTAGGCAGATAAAAGGCAAGAGTATCAATTTGCTCCTGATTTAATGCAACTTCTTTTTCAGAAGAATTACCTAAATATTCGTCAGATATTGGTAATTTTTTGGCATCATTATGATAGGTTCTTTTGGGCTGTTCTTGCTTTTTTTGCGCTTTGCCTCTACCGGCGGCTGTTTCCCCATCATCATCTTCAGCAGTTAAAGCTAGTAATGAGTTAATAGAATACCTACGCATATAAGTAATTGATGCACCTAATCCTTGGCTATCTGCTTTTGGATTAGGTAATGGTAGATAGGATTTAATCCATTGACCGCTTTCAACGTGATATAATGTAGCAATAAGAAGAGGCTTATCATGACTACCATTACCAGTATGAAGTAGAATTAGACCATGTTTATCTAATGTTTCTTCGCAAAGTTCTAGGTGAGCAGCTAAACTGGCATATCTAGATTTATGAAATGGATTAGTAGAATCTTTTTTTACCGATGATCCCATTTCTCTTTTTGCTAGTACTAAACTTTTGATAACCAGATCGGCTTTTTCGCTCATTTCTGGCATTAAATTTTCAGTATTCGTCATTTTTCTTGCCTTAATGTTAATTTTCCGTATTATAAAAATACCACGGATAGCGTTCACTACCGTGGCCTCCTTTTAGGAAGTCTTAGGTTTTGGGAGACGTCTAAAAAACGTCTCTCATTTTCAATTGTTCAACTAAATATTTCTCATGTCTATATTCTAAAAATATTGCGTAACAAATATTCTTCCAATCTTCACTTTTAATATGATTATGTTTTTCTAAAATTTCTTTAATTTTTTGTTCAAATTCTACAAATTCCTCAAGCATAAAATCCTCTTTTTTAAAAATCACTGTCGCTAAGTCCCAAGCTATCCATTGAAATAACTGCTTCAAAATTCTCTTCATACCATTCAATATACATAGCTTCAAGGTCATCATCATCTAAGACGTCGGCTAATGTTAGTTCTGAATCTTCAAACATTTTTAAATATCTCCGTATAACGATGCTAAATAAGTCAATTCATTGGAATTTCTATACATTTCATGTGCCATTTGTTCAAGATACATACCGTAATCAGTGGAAAACATTTTAGGTGTATTAGCTAATCGCTCAAGCTCTTGACTCATTACTTTCAAATTATCTATTGCTTCTTGTGCTGTTTCCATGAAATCCTCCGTTAAGTTTAAATTTAACCTTTGCATATATCAGCCTTTGTTTATCTTGTCAAAGCTAACTATTGACACAAATTCGCACAATTCGTTAACTTGTATGATGTAAATATACAAGATGTCTTGAATTAATGTCAACAGATATGAGGAAATAAATATGAAATTGTGTGAATTTTTATCAGAAACAGGAATGAAACCTAGCCACTTTTGCAACAAAGTAGGTATATCATCGACAACTCTTTACAATATATTGTCTGGTGATACTGCACCTAATTTAAGAACGGCTATCTCAATTTATAATTTTACTAATAAGCAAGTTAGGTATGAAGATATGCTAAACGATAACGTTCATCATAAAATTAAAAAGCGGAATACAAAAAAAAAGGAGAAAGAGGAGCAGCCAGCGGAATGATCTATCGTTTTTCCACGAGTACATAAATTCACGGTACAGCGTTTTCATGAAAAACCTTTACTTTATAGATATTAAAATTTAAACAACATTGGATGTAAAAATGAGTCTTATAACACACTTCAAAATTTATTTAGTGTTGCATAAAAAAGGGCACAACCACGCACTGGCTGTACCCTAAGAGGCTTGTTATGCGATGACAATTGTCGCATAACTTGATGATTTTTAGCAATAGGCAACACTGAAAACAAAGGAGTTGCCTATGCGTATTTACTGTGAAATAAATCTGAATGAATGTATAGTAGAAAAAAAAATGGCCCGGATTTGCCGTCCGAGCCTTTTTTACACGCATAGGTGTAAGAGGAACTGTAGTAGCTCTATCTTAGCACCTCATGCAATAAAATGCAATAGCCTTATGAGGTGCTATGTCTAATTTTTCTATTAAAGATGAAAGTTCGAATCATAAATATCGTACTGAATTACCAAATATTATTTTTGAATTAGGTTTAAGCCCATCTGCTTTTGCTTTATATGCTGCCATTAAACGTTGTGCGGGTGATTCAGGAGTTTGTACTAGATCAACTACAAATCTAGCTAAAATGGCTAATATGAGTCCTAGAACACTTCAAAGAACACTTCCAGAGCTTTTAGAAAAAAATAAATTTATAAAAAAATCATTAGTAAAATTAACTCCTAGAATTTCTGATTGTGGCGATCAAGATACCAATGAATTAACTATAAACGATATATGGCCAGAAAATGCTCAATATTTTCTAAATAATATTAAGGGTGGTGACAAATTGACGGTACCCCCCGTCAAAATGACACCTGGTGGTGTAAAAATGACGGGAGGGGTGGTGACAAATTGTCAGGGGGGTGGTGACAAATTGACGGACAAAGAAGAACCCATTAAGAAGAACCTATATGAAGAAGAACAACACACCCCCAAAGCCCCAATTAAGTTTGGTGTGTGTGTTTCTCTTTTTTCTTTAGATTATGAAAAATTTTGTCAAGAACATGGAAAAGTTAAAATCGACCTCTTGATCGAAGAGATGAATGATTATTGCCAAGCTCATGGGAAAACATATAAGGGAGCCGCTGGTTATGCTGCTGCAATGCGTAATTGGCTTCGCAGGAGAAAACAAGATCCCAAATCACAAAATTCAAATACCGATAGGCGTACTCAAAACAAAGATGGTTCTCCTATCGCTAGTCCTGCTGATGGGAGGTTTTAACATGTCACAAATAAGCGAAATTAATGGAAAAACTCCTGAGCAAATGGAGAAAATTCTTGAATATATAAAGAATCCAAAAGGTTTTTTCTTAATGGCTGGCACAAATGGCACAGGGAAAAGTTTTGTTGCTGAAGCTATTTATAATTCTATCCGTCTGCCCATTCATGAATGGGATTTAAAATTAATGATTTCTCAAACAGATTTAAATTTAAAATGGCAAAAACAAATCAAAGATTGGGGTGAAACTACATATTTATTAGATCAAATAATTGCAACAAAAATACTTGTTTTAGATGACATAGGAACAAGAATACCTACAGAAAGTTTCATGGATTTTTTGTATGCTATTGCAGATAAAAGATATAGCAATAAATTTAATTGTGGAACTATTATAACAACTAATTTAAATTCCCAAAATATGCGCTTGAAGTTTGGAGATGCTTTTGTAAGCAGAGTAGCTTCTGGGGTATGTTTAAGAATGGATGGAAAAGATCGAAGATTTATAGAATTTTAAGGAAAAAATATGAAGTTTTTACAGTTATTAAATGGTGATTTTTTAAATGTCGAAGAAATATTGTCAGTATATTTCATAACAGTTGAGGTTGGATTTAAAAAAAAACATGAATCTCTATTTTCTAAAATAAAAACAAAAAATGGAGACATTTTTGATTTTATAGATTTTCCTGATTCATACGGTGTAAAAGAAAAAAATTTTAAATTTGATACAGATGAAGCTATAGCTTTAAATCAATATGCTTTGCAGTATGTTATAGGAACTAATAGAAATTTGTTGACAAACGAAGAAATAGAAGAAGAAGCCTGGAAAGAATTCGACATAAATTATATATCAAAATTAGAAATTTAGGTAAATCATGAGCAACATAGAGCTAATCAAATTTGAAGAATTCCCACACGATCCATATACAAAAGCGGTCGCAGTGCTCTCCGTGGATGGCAAATATAATGTTTGCTATGGCAAGAAGCAGATGAAGGATGGTGGCTGCTATTGGGCATCTCCTAGCTTTGGCGTTGCTGATGGTAGCGGAAGCAAAGAATACTATGAAGGCTTCAGCATGGACTCAAAGAAAGAAGACCAAAAATTCAAAGACTTCATCAAGCAATGCGAAGACAAGCTTCGAGGTAAAGCTGCTCCGTTGCCAGGTTCGGATATCCCATTCATCCAAAGACAAGAGGCTGCGGAATCGCAAGAGCTTCCGTTTTGATAATGGCCTTAGAAATTCGTACAATAATCAAAGAAGTGATAAAATAGGTAGTCCTGTATGCGGCGATGTTAAGAAGAAAAAAAATCAACCTGAGCCATCTAATGTCGAATTCGGAACTTTCATCGAGAATAAGCAAATTACGCTTATTCTCGATATCAAAGCCGCAAACGAGGCTAATCATAGCGAACCATGGCGAAAAAGACACTCGCGCCACAAGGCACAAAAGAAAGCGATTTTCTTGGCATTGCTTAATTGCAAGCAACTAGTAAGCTTTCCTTGCGTGTTGCGATTTAGCAGATATGCTCCTAAAATGCTAGATTCCCATGATAATTTGCCTATGTCGTTCAAGTGGATATGCGATAGTGTTTGCGCTCAGGTGACCGGGGAGCTAAGACCGGGATTGGCCGATTCAAATAAATACTTTACAATGCAATACGACCAAGTAAAGTCCAAAAAGTATTATGTTAAAATTGAAATAAGTTGGTAAATATGTCACGTTGTCCACATTGCAATAAATTATCTCATAGTGAAGATCTCTATGTCTATGTCGACATGAGAGATGTGGAAAAAATTGATGAGTTGATGGGCGATATTGATTGGGTTCCTGCATATATGTATGCTAAACCTGGCAATCCTGATGAATGGGGTTATCTTAAAAAATGTGACATTAAGATCAGATTTTTACTTTTACCAAGTGAACAGATTGAAAAATTGAAATAAGTTGGTGATTGACTTCATAAATCAAAAATATGATACCATGTAGACAACTGCTCAGTCAGCCAAAAACTTTAGAGGAACTTCATCACAGTTGATTGCGTAGTAACGTATGTCAAAAATGTTTTAGGAGTTTTCCTATGTGTAAAGATGAAATACATCAAAAAGATTGTTGCTGCTGTCTTCAAGGCCCTCAAGGCTCAACAGGCTTGCAAGGCCCTCAAGGCGTTCAAGGGGTTCCCGGTGTTCAAGGAATGATGGGGCCATCAGGTGTCCAAGGCCCTCAAGGTTTACAAGGACCTAAAGGTGATCCAGGACAAAATTGTGATTGTACTGGTTTGCTTACCTCATTGCCATATGCAAACGTTTATGCATCTGTAGCCCAAGTTGTACAGCCATTTAATGTTGGTGCTTTAAAAGATCAAGTGTTATTCGATCAGCAAAATGCTGTCTCTCCTACTGATTTTGACCTAACACAAATGGCCGTTACAGGAGATATTAAATTCTTGAAACATGGTATCTACCATCTTGCTTGGCAATTGCAAGGGAGAATTACATCGCCTGTTCCAAATCCTGTTCCATCTTGGAGCTTTGGTTTTTGGTTAAATGGCGTTTTGGTTCCTGGCTCAATTTATTCTGGTTTTACCCAAGCTCCTGGAGATGATGCATGTCATAGTACGTCGGATATAATTATTGAAATTAAAGCTGGTGATATGCTGAGAGTGCGAAATACTTCAATATCAGCAGTTGCACTTAATCCTAGCATTACTGGATCAGTATTTCCAATTACAATTGCTAGCGTTAATATTGAAGGTTTAAAAGCCCTTCCGTAAGCAATAAAATTGCAGGCTGCTTCTAGGCAGCTTGCTTTTAACATTGCTTCGAATTTTTCATTTTTTCTTTCTGATCTTCAATCAGCATTTCAAATTCATTCAAGTCATCAATAGCCAACCCATGAGAATCAACCATAAAAATAACCATCCTGGCATCAATTCCATATGTGTTATATAAACTTAAAGCTTCTTTCGCAGTAATGAATTTGATTCCATTGCATTTCTTTTCATAAAACATATTATCAGCAAATGCACCTGCGCGCCTTATATGACGTAATCCGCCTTTAATCTGTTCTTCAGTTGTTTGCATGGCAAATATTCCTTTTTAATAATTCCATATCCGCTTTTAATTCCAAAATATCTTTAGTATTTGCGCCAATTTTTGCAAATTGAGATTTTCTTTGTCTGTCAAGCTTATCTTCTAATTCTTCGATTTTTTTCTTTAAAAGGCTAATCTCATCATTTTCAAATAGATCGAGTTGAAATATCGTTGCCATAATATATCCATTTTTCTTTTAAATTTACACATAAATTTAAATATGGTAACTTGTTGGAAATTAACAATCAAGGTTTTTTATGGATCAAAGAAAAATTAGTTATATCGTTGCTTTTATCCTTTTTATCATTGGCACATTTTTTGCTATTCGAGGCCATGCATATGAATATGAATCATTTAACAAACGCACAGTTTTACACCCTTCACAAGCTCGCGAATATAGGCAGAAAAAATCTTTTCATCAAGCTCAAGGAATCGAAGCTTATGAGCGAGCACATGAGAAATTTTGGTGGCTCCCTCGTATTAGTGATAGAGCCTTAGCTAGATCATGTTATACATCTGCGATGACTACAATAACAGCTACCACACCGCAAAGCAAAATCGTAGCAGTAATAGTAAGTACAATGATAACATATGGTTTAGCAGCTATGGATGAGTGGGATTATATAAATTATAATCTTGCCGATGCTCAGCATCATTTTGAACTTATGGAATTCTA